ATTTATTATTTTTGTGGGACTCCGTAGGTTCAATCCCCTGTAAAATGACATTTGAGGGTAAAGGAGGTAAAATGCACAACGCATCTGCCTTAGCCGATAGAATTGGAATGGGAGTTCATTCAAGAATCTCAAAATCAAAAAAAGAAGAATACCCATATTATAACACTATGGTTGTAGTTAACCAACCTTGGGTAGATTTACCCGATAATCCATTTGGACAACCTGAAATTAAGGCTAAAGGTGGTGAAGCGTTATGGTTAGCATCTTCATTAGTATTTTTATTTGGTAATCAGAAAAAAGCTGGTATTAATCACATTACCGCAACTAAAAATGGTAGAACTGTTCGATATGCAATTAGAACAAAAATATCAATAATAAAGAACCACGTAAACGGACTTGGTTATAATGATGGTAAAATAATTGCAGTTCCTCAAGGGTACATCTCAGATACTAAAGAGGCGTTGGAAGAATATAAAAAACAATATTCTAGTTATTGGAACGCAGTTTTATCAGGAACAGGTGAGATTTTACTTGATGAGACTGAAGAAACTGATGTTGAGTCTTAAAAAATAGTAACCATTTAATAAAAACAATTAAGTGATAAAAACACTTTTGGTTGACGGCACCAATTTAATGAAAATAGGTTTTTATGGGGTAAAGGACTTCTACCATAAAGGTCAACATATTGGTGGTATATGGCATTTCCTAAATACTATTAGAAGATTTATTGAAGAACAAAATTTTGATAAAGTAGTTGTATTTTGGGATGGAGAAGAAAATTCTTTAAGTAGAAAACTTCTCTATCCGAGATACAAAGAAAATCGTACAAAGGAAATTAATGAGTACAAAGAGAGTTCCTTCCAAAGTCAAAAAGAACGAGTAAAACAATACTTAGAGGAGATGTTTATTAGACAAATAAATGTCGCTAACAATGAGGCGGATGATTTAATCGCATACTATTGTCAGATTTCTCACAACGAATTTAAAACCATTTTTTCGTCAGATAAAGACCTTACACAACTTATTTCGGATAAGGTGAGTGTCTATTCCCCATCGGCAAAACAAACGTATAAGAACGGGGATAAAATCAAAATCTATGACTATTCCATCCCGCATGAGAACGTAAAAACCTATAAAATATTGGCGGGAGATAAATCCGATAATATTGATGGGATTTATTTTTTAGGTGAAAAAACTTTAATTAAATTATTTCCTGAGTTGCTTGACGAAACGGTTAATATAACCGATATTCTAACAAAGGCGGAAAGATTGTTATCTGAGGATAAAGATAATACAGTATTAAAAAATCTTCTGTCAGGAAAAACAAAAACAGGAATTTACGGAAACGAATTTTTTGAAATTAATGAAAAAATTATAGACTTATCAAAACCACTAATCACTGATGAAGGTAAAACACTCGTAGAATTATATTACACAGAATCTTTAGACCCTGATGGTAGGGGTCACAGAAACATAATAAAAATGATGATGGAGGATGGATTTTTCAAATTCCTTCCAAAAGGGGACAACAATTGGGTTAATTTTTTAACTCCATTTTTAAAATTAACAAGAAAAGAAAAGAAAAAACACAAAAACAATTAAATAATATGAAAGAGCAAGAATCAACAAAACTAGAGTTTCTCATGATGGTAAATGATAACATCATAGTACAACGATTTTTCAACGTGAGGGATTATAACCCAAATGCAAAAAATTCTCTACAACTTTATGAATATCTACAAGATTTCAAAAGGATGTTCGAGTATGAATTGAAGATGAAAACCGTTGAATACATGTTGGAGCACCAATATGAAATTATGTCGAACCCCGCAATCATGGATACCTCTAACACAAACGGACCAGAACACTTCAAAATTTATTTGAAGATGGGTGATATGACAATTTGTCAGAGGCAGATGGACGCAAAACTATTTCCTCCAAAAATAAGATACACCGTAGACATCCGTCCGCACATAAAAAGTTTGCTTTTCGATTTAACTGACATTTTTTCTTCCAAAAAATTAACTTACGAGTACTTGGATATTCCTTTGGCCGCCTAATATTTATTAAAATAAAAGAAAAAAAAACATGGCGACGAACAAAAATTTTGATTATTTAGGAAACACTTTTCAGATTCAATTACTGAATCAAATCATCGTAGACAAAGACTTTGCAAGGTCTATAATTGATGTTCTTGATGTGAATTATTTTGATAACAAATACTTCAAATTAATTACACAGATGGTTAAGGAATATTATGGTAAGTATGAACACATTCCCACATTTGATACTTTAGAACAGATAACTAAGTCAGAGTTACAACAAGAGTTGGCATCAAAAATAGTATTAGATATGTTAACTAAAATCAAAGATGCTCCAATTGACGGAGGGTCTTTTGTTCAGGACAAAGCACTTAAATTTTGTAAACAACAAGAATTACAAAAGGCTATTACGAAGGCTCAGAAAGTAATTGATGGTGGAGAGTTTGAGAATTACGAAACACTAGAAACCGTAATTAGGGAGGCTCTTCAAGTAGGAGAAAGAGAAGATGGAATGTCAGATGTTTTCTCGAACTTGGATGATGTTTTAAACGAAGATTTTAGACATCCAATTCCCATAGGGATTCCGTCCATCGACAGACTTTTAAAAGGTGGTTTGGCAAAAGGAGAAATTGGGGTTATATTAGCACCTACAGGTGTTGGTAAATCAACCTTACTTACAAAAATATCAAATCATGCGTTTAATTTGGGATACAATGTACTTCAGATATTTTTTGAAGACAATCCCAAAATCATCCAAAGAAAGCACTTTACTCTGTGGACTAAAATTCATCCCGATGACATGTCCAACAAAAAAGAAGAGGTTATGCAAAAAGTTCAAGAAGTTAGGGATAATATGCCAAACAAACTTGTTCTTAAAAAATTACCATCTGACACTATGACAATGTTACAAATTAAGAATCAAGTTAGAAAGTTGATTGCGGATGGGATTAGAGTTGATATGATTCTTTTAGATTATATTGACTGTGTTGTTCCAGATAAAAACTTGGGAGACGAGTGGAAATCAGAAGGGTCAGTAATGAGAGCTTTTGAAGCAATGTGTCACGAACTTAGTTTAGTCGGATGGACTGCAACACAAGGGAATAGAAGTTCAATATCATCCGAAGTTGTAACAACAGACCAAATGGGGGGTTCAATTAAAAAGGCTCAAGTAGGTCACGTTATCATATCAGTTGCAAAATCTTTACAACAAAAAGAAATGAAACTGGCAACGATTGCAATTACTAAGTCTAGAATCGGTGATGATGGAATAGTTTTTGAAAATTGTAAGTTTGATAATGGAATGTTAGAAATAGATACAGAATCTTCAGTAACTTTCTTAGGTTTAGAAGAACAAAAAGAAGAACAAAACAGACTAAGGATTAAAGACCTTTTAGAAAAAAGAAAACAACGAGAAAATAATAATTAAAAATATGGAAAAAATTTTAGTAGAAAATCCAAACAGGTTTGTGCTATTCCCAATACAATATAATGATATTTGGGAGTATTATAAGATGCATCAAGCTGCTTTTTGGACGGCTGAGGAAGTAGATTTATCAGGAGACATTAGAGATTGGGAAAACTTATCCGACAACGAAAAGTATTTTGTCAAAAATATACTATCTTTTTTTGCCGCTTCTGATGGTATTGTTAATGAGAATTTGGCGGAAAATTTTTATAGAGAAGTCCAATATCCTGAAGCAAAGTTTTTTTATGGGTTTCAATTAATGATGGAAAATATACATTCCCTAATGTATTCCTTATTAATCGATACTTACGTTTCAAATCCAGAAGAAAAAGATGAATGTTTTCACGCAATTGACAGATTACCTGCAGTTCAGAAAAAAGCAAAATGGGCGTTAGATTGGATTGAAAACGCTTCCTTCGCAGAAAGATTGGTTGCATTTGCAGCAGTCGAAGGAATTTTCTTTTCAGGTTCTTTCTGTTCAATTTTTTGGTTAAAATCTAGAGGTATTATGCAAGGATTGTGTAATGCAAACGCCCTTATTTTTAAGGATGAAAATTTACATTGTGATTTTGCAATTCACTTACTCAATAATCATGTGGAAGACAAACCAAGTGAAAAAAGAATAAGAGAAATTCTATTATCTGCTCTCGAAATTGAAAAAGAATTTATTACAGAATCTTTACCAGTTTCTTTAATTGGTATGAACCAAAATTTAATGAAACAATATTTGGAATTTGTGGTTGACGGACTATTAGTTAAAATGGAGTGTAAAAAACAATTTAACGTAGAACAACCATTCAAATTCATGGAACAAATTGCAGTAGAAACTAAAGGAAACTTTTTCGAATCAAGAACTGTTGAGTACCAAAAAGCTAAACTCAACGAAAAAATATCTTTCACCGACGATTTTTAAAATTTAAATATATGATGTCATTAAGAATAAAAAAACGCAGTGGAGAAGATTCGTCTTTTAATCCACAAAAAATTTACAATAGAATAAAAAGAGCTGCAAAAGGATTGAATGTTAATTCTGATGAGATTTTTATTAAAGTAATAACATCAGTACCAACTGAAGGTATTATTACAACTAAAGAACTCGATAAATTAATTTATGAAATTGCCGCGGCCTATACAGGAAGTCACCATGATTATTCCCGTTTAGCGTCATCAGTTGCAATATCTTCTTATCATAAAGAAACAAATCATAGTTTTTATGATACTATGATGGAATTACATTCTCACGGTATTATTAATGGTGAATTTGTTGATACAATGGTTCTTTATGGTAAAGAAAGTATTGACGAAGTCATAAACCACGATAATGATTATAACTTTGATTATTTTGCGTGGAAATCTTTATCGGAAATGTATTTGTTAAAATTACCAAACGGTAAAGTTGTTGAAAGACCTCAACATATGTACATGAGAGTTGCTTTATGGGTAACAAAATCTTTCGAACAGGCCGTTGAATATTACAAATCATTGTCAGAACAATTAATATCTCCAGCGACACCAATCATGATTAATTCAGGTACGAAAACACCTCAATTAGCTTCTTGTGTTTTACACTATAATGATTCGGATTCAAGAGAGGGTCTACTTAATACCATGAGAGATATTTCAACATATTCCTCTGATGCGGCAGGTATCGGACTTTCAATGTCAAATATCAGAAGTAAAGAAAGTCGTATTTCAACTTCAGGAGGTTATGCGGGAGGTT